TGGTAATCACAAGTTGTGCATCACTATCTTTCTCTTTACCAGAGTATATAGTATGTATAGGGTCCGTATAGTTGTATTGAATGACTTCATCTTTAAGCTGTTTGACTAGATTTTTCTTTGGAGCAATCAGAAGCGTTTTCTTATTGAACCATCTATAAATCAGATATATGATGAAGCTTTTACCTGAACCCGTAGGAGAGATGAGAACCTGTCTGCCCGCGTTCACAGCGTCTTGAAATGCCTTTACCTGATAGTCTCGACGTTCTACCCAATCGGGCAAGTCTAGACCATCGATAAAAGCATTTGCTTGATCGGCACTAATAGGCTGTTTGACTGTCTGGAAAAGAGATTCATCATAATGAACAGGATAGCCACGCTTAGACGCAAAGTCTAAGACTTGAGATAGCAATCCATAGTACAGTTCATTATTTTGGAAAAGACGTATCTTACCATCCCAGCCACCAAATTTATAGGCTGGCATGTATATGTATCCAGGTACATAAAACGTGAAATTATTGCTTAAGTCGCGTTCAATCGTCTCAGATGAAAAGACTCTTATCTTTGCTTCATCAACTTTATCGACGAATATTGTGTTGAGCGGCTTGTTGCTGTACATTCATTTTTTGAACTTGTCTGTTTACCATCTCTGTGATGAAATTGAATTCCTTTTCAGTGATATCTTTATGTCCATTTTCATCCAACCAGGAACGAAAATTATTGATGATATCATTGAAGTAATGATCTGGTAAAAGGTTGATCATAGTGCGAATAGAGTCATCTGTCATAGATATTTTTCTTTCGCCATCGACAATTAGTTGTAGTTCGCGGTCTTGGAATTTAAAACGACCTTCATTCATCCTCATTCTGTTATGTCCTTTGTCTCTTTAATAATCCAGGCTATTTCATCTGGAGTTAACCTATCTTCGCCTACTGCATCGAGCATCATATTGGCTGTTCCAACAAAATGTTCTTGCCAATCATATTGAAATACCATCTTAAAGTCTTTGAATAGTTCTGGTCCAAATTTGACTTGATCTGAAACTATAAATTGACTATTTTTTCTTCGCCATCTCATTCTTTAATACCTCGCTTAACCATTTGCGTTCTTCATCACTCAATTCTTCAAACATTGATTGTTTAATGCTCGTATCCACCGAACTGATAACTTGTTTCTCCGAATAACCTAACTTGAGTAGGTTTGTCAGAGATTCAACCATAATAAATTCCTGGTCTTTAATCAGGATATGGCCATTATTAATACTCAATCTCATGTGTTAGATGTTGCTCCTACGGTTGTTACAACGGGTTGTGCATTTGCGATATTGCCATTTGATATGGCACTGGTGCGTTCCATCTCACCGAGAAGCTGTTTCTTCTCCGGTGGCATGGCTTCAACACGCTTGCCGATTTCTTCGGCCCACTGTCCATAAACAGTATCTCTTGTGTTGATGAAAACTGTGCTCTGTACATTAGCGGCTTCGCGTTGTCGCAGCATATCTGCCAGTTTAGAGATATCCATCTTTGGAAGATACCCTTTACCGACGATATATTCAGCCCTTTGGTAGTACTTATCAACGCTCATATTAGTCCTTCTTTGTATTTACGATCTTCGATCAGATCGCGAATGTGGAAACCACGCGAAGTGATTTCCTTTAGTATGCTTTTGAAAAGGTCAACACGTTCTTTTTGAACACCTATCTTCATCTCTAGGGTAAGGATGTCTTGATCGGCGTCTAAATACTCATTGATTTCCTGCTTGAGCAAACGACCTTTGGCAGGCAATTCCCAGCCCTTATCATTTGTACGTGCAGTGCCGTGTAAGAAGAATTCCTTCTTCTCCTTTCGGAGGATTTTATATTTCTCTTCTAGCTTTAGAAGAATAACCTTTTCGTCTATGTACATTCTATAATATTTAGCATGGAGTTTTGGTGTTTTTTTGATGGCGTCGGTATAGTCTTCACCGTAATCAGAGTCCTCTGCCCACATACTAAAAATTTCACTTATCTTCATCCTTAAAAGCGTCCTCTCTAAATTCTCTAATTCTTGGAATATCTCTTTCATTGACCTGTTCTTTACGGATAATTTTTGCTTTAATCTTCTTACCGTATTTTGTACCAAGCCAGACAGATAGCGCAACGATACTTACACCAACTGCAACGAATACAGATACTCCAAAATTTAAGTGTTGTGTCATGTGAATTCTCCTATTATACTGCTTTTTTGATGATTTGTCAAGTGGTTATAGGGTATTAATTTCGTATGCCGAATAACGAAATGTCGCAGTAGCCTCAACGAAGGTTTCCGAATTCTGTATGCTGGTGAAGTTAACACCAGATAATGAAATTGGAAAAGCATCTTTGTACAGAATACCTATATTTGGTATTCTAGATGAATTCATAATAACCAAATTGATATCAGATCGAAGTCCTTCACCCGGTAGCAGGCTAGGGTCAGTCAGTTCTGAATACTCTTCCCAATTGTTTGGATAGCCGTATGCTCGTATCCAGTCCCAAATCTCCCTGTAGCTCACTAAATCCTCATCAAGAATGAACGTGGCTACGAGTGGTTCGAAGGTGATATGATCACCATGATATGGCACAGTGACAAGTGGATTGCCGATTTCAACCGGATTGGATGATATACCAGGGATGTTCACGTTCTGAATGTTGAAGTCTACGGTAGGGAGTTTCTTAACCATAAACTTAAATTGACGTTCAGAAAGGATATTGGTATTAAGTGGTGTCTCGGTTCGTGCGTCTACCATTATTTCTTCTTTCGTATGATGTAATGTTGGTTCTTTTCGAAGGTAAAGACTTCGTGTCCCGTACCATTATATATCAAATATCCTAATGTCGAAAAAAGAGTAGCCAATCCAGAATGATCTACTACACCATGTGTTTCCAATGCAATTATTGGATCATGATTTTTGAGAGTATTGATAGCATGCTCGAATACACGGTCTTCAGCACCTTCGATATCACATTTAATGAACTTGATGTTTTTAAGATCCTTGCAGAAGTCATCTATAGTAATCATCTCGATACCGACAGAGACTTTTGGATCATGCCCCCAGCTAGAATTTTTAGCTACATTTACAGAAGTCGTATGCCCACCTTTATTTTTTGAACTAGGATAGTATCTCGCCGTGCCAGTATGTATTCCAATTGCTTTCTGGATCAATGTAACATTTTCTTTGTTCTCGGTTTTGATATTTGTCGTTAGTTTTTGAAAATTGGCTTCATCCATCTCAAATGCATATACGTGTTCGAACTTGTCTGCTAACAATCTAGTGTATGCACCGTGATGTGCACCTATGTCTAAAGCTACCGCATCAAATTGAATTGGTAATTTTGATATTTCATCTCTTACTACTGACTCACCCAAATCAAATCTCCTTCAAGTATATTTATGAAAAAAGGGGTGACTTGTCGCCACCCCAGTTTACCACACGTTTACTTTTTATTATCGTTTGTGTGGTGTTATTCCATTTGCTTCTTTACAGCAATCATAGCTCGTCTGCCAGCCTCCGAATCCACGATCTTCTTATCGTGAGGCTTTCCATAGAATTTTTTCTCAGCTTCTCTATAAGCTTTTGCAGCTTCTATATCTTCTGGGGTTTTTCTTTTTCCTTCAGCTTCGCTCATGAATGCTACATAAGCATCTACTGAATTTTCGTATGAAGAAGCAATGTTTCTCCACTTTTGCTTGGCAAGATTTACTAGTTCCTTACCAGTCTTTAACCTGTTTGAAAACGGATAATGTCTGTCGCTCACGCGGCGAAATTGTTTGTTGACTTCTTTTTCACCTTTAGCTTTGCGTGCCATTGCACGATCAACAGCTTTTGGATCTGGGTCCGGGGTAGGTGAATTTGGATTTTCAACACCATAAGCCGGATTGTAAACCTGTCGTGATTTTGCTTCAGCCCGCTTAATCATCTTCGTTCTGAGTTGTCTAGAAGATGCGACACCTTCAGCAATAGGAGCAGAGATAGTCGAATGTTGCATATCATTTGATTGTTTGGAAATGTATGCAGAGTAGCGATCCATATTGGTTTCTTCAACCAATGGTTCTAATGAAATTTGTGACACTGTTGATTCTTTTGTACCAACTGCCATATGAAAACGCTTAATTCTTTTGTAGTGATCAGGAAATTGATCACTAATCGCTTTATGAAGATGTGCGTTTGAAACCTTAGCCAAATCAACGTCTGCACCAAGTTTCAAAACATGTTGTGTTGATGTGACTGGTTTACCAGCAAGATCTGGGTAGTCAAATGTAATTTTGTGTGCTCTTAATTTTTTCATTGTCTTCTCCTAATAATAAGGGGAGTCAGTTTGCCCGACTCCCCCAATACGCAATACTAATTTTGTATTATGATTACATTAGGTTTGTAACAATGATACGACGGTAGTATACATTCGAGTCCTTAACCAACGCGCCAGCACCAGCAGTGATACCTTGTGCGAATGGGTTTGCGACCATTCCATAACGAGTCTTGAACCCGATACGTGGATGGAAGTCGTCTTGCCCAACGGCACGGACCATCTGTAGTGGTACGTATGGGCAATAGAATAGACCCGCATCAAATGGATTTTGTCCCTTATAGCCAACGACCATAAAGTTGCCGCCAGATACGTAAGGATCAATATAAACCTTCATACGTCCGTTAATAACACCGGCAAAAGTATTTCCTGTGTCGTCAACTTCTAGACCAGCAGTATTCATAGCAGGGGCGTAATCAAGTACACCAGCCATTGTTAGAGCAGAAGCAACATCTGAAGAACAAATCAAAATGTTACCCTTCCCTCTACGAGTATCCTTCGCAATCTTGTTCGCTTCGCGTTCGATGTGGAAAAGCATACCCTTGAACTTTTCAACCATCCAACGACCGTTTGAGTCTGTATCCAGGTCAAAGATACCATCGGTAGTTGTTGTTGAATCGGTAGCACCTTGTTGTGCTGTCACATAAATTGTACGGATAACTTCACGGTTGATTTCCGCAAGAATTTCTGTAGAAAGAATATTGGACAGTTCAGTTTCAGCGTCCAGACCATGGATGGCTTTCAGGTCTTGTGCCAGTTCCATAGTGTAGCTTGCCTTCAGAGCACGGCCCTTGGCAGTTACAGACACCTTCTCGATGCTCAGTGCCATGTCAGCGAATGCTGTGTTAGAGTCGGTTCCCAGAGCTTCAGACTGTGCTGTACTCATTGCGTCACCGAAGTTATATAGACCGGTTTCAGCAAGGTTAGCAGTTTGTGTCGTATTACCTGGAAGAGTACCAACATGCTTGTCACCAAGTGTGTTAGCATTACCAACAACAGATGCGAATGAAGTGTTAACTTCGTTATAGAACGTTTCTGTTGAAGTCTGGTTGCTATAACGTGCACGTAGTGCGAAAATTAGGCCAGCAGGGCCAGACATTGGCTGAACACCGCAAACGTCATATGCCATAAGATTTGGCATAGCACGACGTACAAGTGAAATCAGCACAGGGTCGAACAGGTCGATAGAACCATCACCTGGAGTAGATGACGATGCGCCCATGGCGTTAGGTGGAATTGGTGATTCAGAAAGAAGAGACTGAGGGTTGTAAGAACCAGCTTCTCTTAGAGCATTTTCCGTATTTTCTAGAATTGCCGCTGTAACATTGCGACGATGTAGGTCTTTAATTTGACCTAGATCAGGATGCTCAAGAATAGGCTTCCATCTTTCAACTAATCTTTGTGCTTGCATTTTTGTATTACTCCCTTTGAGTTTTCTTATTTTTGTCTATTTAGTTTCAATTACTTTTTAACTGTTCTTGAAATAGCTTGAGCATATCTAGACATTTGTGGATTAAGCAATTCAGATTCACTCTTCTTGCTCGGTTCATCCTCGTCAATGTCAACTTCTTCATTCAACTTATTTTCAGGTGACTTGACTTTGAAATGTGCTTCTTTCAGAGACTTAATCTTTTCGCGATATGCGTCTTCATCCCCTTCGAAGTCTACAGTTTCAACCAATGTGCGAAGCTTTTCAACTTGAGTCATCGCAAGACCCTCTGCGATCTCGTTAAAAATTTCTTCAGCCGCGTAAGCAGAAACGGCTTCAGTTAGTGCGATGTTAGCTTCAACTTGTTCATTAAGAGCGTTTTCTAGTTCTTCAACCTTCTCTGCCAACGCTTCTACAGCGTCAACTTTGTCTTCAGGAATTTCTACATAATGTTGTTCGAACAAGCCATGCAGACCAACCAAGAAGCTTTCAACCATTTCGGTTTTAAGATTGTTTTCGACAGCAACTTCGTTCTTTTCTACCCATTCGTTAGCAACGTGAGATAGATATTCATCGATTTGCTCGGAAAGTTCTTCCTTGATTTCTGTTGCTTTTTCGTCAATCTTTTCTTCGTAAGCTTCAACCAAATCCTTTTCAACATCTGTGACACGTAGGTGTACAGCAGATTCAAATAGCGTCGAGATCTTTTCTTTTACTTCTTCAGAAAGACCTTCGACACCATCTAGGATTTCGTCAAAATCTTCTTTAGCAACCTTCTTGGCGCGAATAGTTGCTTCATTATTGTCAGCAGCATTGCTAGGAATAGAATCAGCTTCGTGACCAATCTGAGCCATCATTTTATTGAAGAAATCAACCATATCAGACTTGCCCATTGCGGACATTGCAGAAATCGTGTTTGAAATCATTGCAGTCTTAGCTGAATCCATAGCAGC